GGATAGAGAACGCCCCGCTGATCGGGCACGACCAAACCATCAATGCTTCGGAATTAGTTAAGCTGGGTTATGATTTAGAAGAGATCGCCGGGTATCTTAACGCAAGCTCCGAGAATTTCTCTATGGACCGTTTGTTCCGAAATCGGGGCTTGGACGAGGGAGACCTATCCGATGCTTGGGACGTTAGGTACGGATGTTACTTCATACGCATCGATAAAGATGGCGATGGAATTGCCGAACTGCGAGAAATACATACTGTTGGCGACAATTTCCATGTTATTTATGATGAAGTCGCGCAGTATGCTAATTTCGCAGTCTGGTGCCCTGATCCTGAACCTCACACTTTGGTTGGCGATACTCCAGCCGATCTGGTGAAGGATATTCAGACCATCAAGACCAACATGCTCCGAGGTTCGCTCGACTCCTTGGCCCAATCTATTTGGCCTAGGACGGTGTTCAACCAGACCGTAACCAACACCGACGATGTGCTCAACGACGAAATCGGCGCACCCATTCGGACCACGACTGATCCCGGCGCGGCGGTAATGTCGATAGCCCACCAATTCGTAGGCCAACCGGTGTTCCAGATGTTTGGGGTGATGGAACAACTCCGTCAGTCCCGCACCGGTATTTCGGATGCGTCGAAAGGCGTCGATCCCCGCGCGTTACAATCCACCAACGTTACTGGCATTGACGCGATTGTGCAGGGCGCGCAAGAGCGTATCGAATTATGCGCCCGCATTCTGGCCGAAACCGGGATGAAGCAACTGTTCAAGGGACTTCTCCGCGAAATTGTAAACAATCCCAACCAAAACCGCACAATACAGTTACGCGGAAAGTGGGTTGACGTTAATCCGTCTACATTCGATCCAACTATGCGGATAAGCGTCAACCCAACTCTCGGTAAGGGTTCCGACATGACGCGGCTGATGGTGTTGCAGGAGGTTAAGCAGACCCAAACTGCCATCATGACTCAATTTGGTATTGAAAACCCATTGTGTGGCGTTCAGGAATTTCGTAATACCCTCACTGATATTCTCGCTATCGCCAATGTTAAGAACGTCGGCAGATACTATCGCGAAATCGACGAGGCAACGGTACAGCGAATTGCAAGTACCCCGAAAGAACCCGATGCGCCCACACTACTTGCACAGTCTGAGATGGAAAAGAACCGCGTCAAGATGGCGACGGAGATATCGAAGTCTAACTTCGAAGATCGCAAACTTCGTGTCGATGATGATTTCCGCCGTGACGAAATGATCGTAAAGGGCCTGCTCGACGCGGCCAAGATTGAGGCTCAATTCGCCTATGACGTCAACGAGGCTGAGTTTAAGTCGGAGAATACACCAATAAATGAAGGCGCGGGGCCGCCCCCGATACCGGTTCCGCCGGTAGCCGAACAATTAATAGGTGAGGCCAATGACGTCGCCAGCGGATCACAATAAGCCGTTCTCCCCAGCCGCTCAGCGCCTCAGCAATTTCGTAGTGGCTGAGAAAGCGGCTGAGGCTAAGGCGTTACTGAACAATTCTGTGCTAAAAGAGGCGCTGTCTGACATATATTCGGCGGCCACCGGAACGCTGGCAAAGGCGGAGGTAGGTAGCTTGACAGCTACCGGCGCGCATGCTATGGTTAAGGCAGTCATAGAACTCCAAGCAAAATTGGAGGAATACGTGTCTGACGACAAGATGCGTCAGAAGTACAACAAAGGAGATAAGTGATGCCGGGTGATGGGATGGAGAATGCGGCTGCTGCATTCAACGCTGTGATTGGAGCGGACCCCGGAAAAACCGGCAAGGGCAATAACGCTCCTACCGATGTCATGTTCGAGAATACTGGCCAGCTAGAAGTGGACGATGAAAGTCCGGCCAGAGGCGGCGGCGATGACGAACCCGATCCGGAGGAAGCACTCTATGGCAAAAGCGATAAGACCGGTCCAAGGAATCCTAGCGAAAAAGATAAGCCAGGTAGCAGCGGGGACGATGGCGAACAAGATGCTGACGAAGACGGACCCGATGACGGGGATGACGGTCCTGGAGAAGCCGAGACCGAGACTGAAGAAGAAGCCGCCTTCTTCGGGCGCAAAGTTGAAGTTACCGTCGATGGCGAACCCGTTGAAGTTTCCGTAAAGGAAGCTCTTGAAGGTTACGTCCGCACCGAGACTTTCCATCGGCGCATGAACCAATTGGACGAGGCGAAAAAAGTAGTTCGCCGCGCTGCTGCCGATGCCGTCCACAACTACGAATACTCCACCAATTTGGCCAAGCAGATGGAAGAGCATCTCAATGCTCTTATTCCTAAGGAGCCCAATTGGGATGAGGAATTCGCCAAGGACCCGGCGAAAGCACGAGACCTTCAGCGCTACTACGAGAAGGCTAACGGATTCCGCCAGCAGATGAAAGAGCGGATGGACGAAGCCAACAAGAAGATGGTCGAGTCTAATTCCAATCAGTTGGCTGCATTCGCTGAGGAGGAAGCCGCAAAGTTTGAGTCTGAGAATCGCCGGAATTGGTCCGACCCTAAGAAAAAGGTCAAGGACTTGTCCTCGATGCGTCGAACTGGCCTTACCGCTGGTTTTACCGAGGAAGAATTGTCACAAGTATATGACAGCCGGATGCTACAGGTTCTCCTGAAGGCAAGTAAATACGACCGCATTATGGCAAGCAAGCCCAAACCGACGGAGAAGGCACAAGCGAAGCCGATAGCACCGGGGGCGGGTTCTGCTCGTCAACGAAAGGAAGGCAATAGTGTATCCACGGCCATGAAGCGCCTTAATCGTACTGGTCGTTTGGATGATGCTGCTGTTGTGTTTGACCAACTGTTGGCAAGAAAATAATGGGCGATTTTGTGCCGTGGCAGAAACGTAGTGCAGAGAACGCTGAGGCGTTTAAGAAAACGCAACGCGAAGCCAGAGCACGACGAGTAGCTGCAGAGCCTGAAAAAATTACTGAAGAACGCAGGCGATCGAGGGAAAAACACAAAGATAAATATCTAGTTTATCTCAAAAAGTGGCAAAAAGAATGGTACGAGGCAAACAAGAAGGAGTTGATGCCTCGTAGAATAGCTAGGGTAAGAGCGCGCGAGAAAGGACTTGATATTCCCATCGCCCGTATGTACTTACCCCAGACAGAAGAATTCTATCGGGAAGCTCGGAGACTCACCGAAGAGACGGGCATCCCACACGTTGTAGACCACTATTGGCCAGTTAATGGTAGAAATAGTTGTGGTCTCCACGTTCCATGGAATCTTCGTGTCATTACCAGCGCTGAAAATAGTGCTAAAAGTGACAAGGAACCCGAGGACACATGGTCTTCGGTAACCATAGAACAGGAGACGTAAAATGCCATCCATTAGTAATGCCTTCTCCACCTACTCGGCGAAAGGAAACCGGGAAGATCTAAGCAACTCGATTTATAATATTGACCCTTTTGATACGCCGATTTTCTCTGGGTCCCGTCGGCGCAACGCCAAGAACCGTACATTCGATTGGCAGACCGAGAATCTACCGGTGGTCGATCCCAATAACGCCCAACTCGAAGGTTTCGACAACGTTCGCGGGGTGTCTACACCGACGGTTCGCCTAACCAACGTTGCCCAAATCTCGAAACGCGATGCCACCGTTACTGGATCGCAGGAAGCTGCTGACGCCGCTGGTAAAGGGTCGGAGCTTGGGCACCAGATGGCGATGGCTTCCAAGGTCCTCAAGTCGGACATGGAAACCATCATGTGCTCCCGTCAGGCACGGGACGACGGTGCCGACACCACCACGGCTCGTAAGACCGAAGCCATCGCCCATTGGATCGGTCGTGCTAAGGACAAGCTCGGCGCGGCTGCCGGTGCTGTTATTGGCGTTACCGCTGGCCTTCCGGTGCTCGCTACTGATGCTTTCGCTGCGGTAGCCGGTGCTTCTCAGGTTGCGTTCACCGAGACTATGGTTGGCGACGCGATGCAGAAGGCGTACACCAACGGTGCTTCCCCGGACACCATGGTTGTTCCCCCGGCCATCAAGCGTACTGTTTCTACCTTCGAAGGCCGCGGAATTTCCCAGGTGCTCGTTGGTAAGACCGAAGTAGTCGCCACGGTGGACATCATCGCTACGGATTTCGGTCGCATCAAGGTGATGCCGTCGCGGTGGATTCCGACGGATATTTCGCTGATCCTCGACTTTGATTTCCTCGCGACTGCGTTCTACCG